CTTGGTGACACAGACAATAGTACTAAATCAAGTGCAGGGGGAATGGGCGGAGATACTGAAGCAAGAAAAGTTAGAAACAAACCATTCATGAATACTAAGTGGGCTTATGGATCATTCCTCCAAACGGGTGGTAAGGGAGTTACTAATGTTGGATCTGGCACTAAATAAAGGTAAAAAATGAGAGCAACAAATGGCGATGGTAGATTAGAAAAGATTGAAGATTGTTATTTGCAAAGTGATTTGTCGGCAAATGGAAATTTATACGCAAGTGATAATTCAATACAAATGTATTTTGATAATATTCCAGATATAAGTGATAAAAAATCAGCAAAATACAATGATGAAACTGGAATTGGTAGGTCAGCACCAATCAAAGCTTATTCAAATTCAGACAATAGAAATATTAGTGTTGAATGTCATTTTTTTGTGCAAAAAAAATCAGGTAGTCGTTCTGCAGAAGCAATAATGACAACACTAAGATGGTTAGAAGCACATGTTTATCCAAAACGAGCATCTGCTCCTTATGCTCCTCCTCCAATTATGAAAATTAAATGCAAAGATATTTTGGCTACTATTCCTTTATGCGTTGTACTGTTGGATTATAATGTGAAATTTGATTCCCAAGTTCCGTGGGATGAAGAAACTGGATGTCCATATAAAGTTGATGTTAGTTTAAATTTTGAAGTTGTATATAATTCTTCAAGTTTACCATTTGCAGAAGATATTGTTGTGACTGGCACTGGAGGTATTTAATGGCGAATAAAATAGAAATTACAAAAATATTAGCTAATAAAATGGTTGCTTCAGGAAGTCGTTATGAAGATAACAAAGTAATTTATTATGGTGAAGATAAGTATATTACATTTCCTCTTTATAGAAGACGAAATATTTCATCTGGTGATAGAGATAAATATACTGTTATAAATAAATCAACCGAATATAGACCAGACTTAGTATCGCAAGACTTTTATGGAACTTCTATGTTCTGGTGGAAAATAATGGAAAAAAATAATATCCGTGATATTTGGGATTTTAAATCAGGTTTAAGTATACTTATACCAGAAACTTTTAATTGAGGAATTAATGGCTTGTATAATAAATGAAGAAATACAAAAATATGTATGTGGATCTATAGAAATACCTCCAGAATCAGAGGTGTATGCTCCTTATGTTGAAATGGAAATGAAAAATGGAACATTCAAAGTAAATTGTGGAAATGATTCATTTGAACAAAGCCCACATAAAATGGTAATAAGTTCAATGCAGTATGGACTTCAACAAGCAAATGGAGGAATGAAAGTTGAATTTGAATTGTTGGGAGAAGGCTCAAATGCTTATGCTGATGTTGTTCGTCTTCTCAATAAAACTATAAAACTTGCGGAAAAAGAAACAATTGAAAATAAATTTAGATTTGGATGGTTGCTTAAAGATTGTCAAAGCGGACAAGTAAAAGAGGAACTATCTGACTGGATTCATTTCATGCCTAAAAAGCTTTTTACAAATATTGATAAAGGTATTACAAAAATAAAATTAGAATGTACAGATTTAATGCAAAGGCATAATGACAGAAGAATAGAAAAAATTCAAGGTTCAGAAGGAAATTTAAAAACATTAAAAGAAGCAATCATAGACATGTGTGCAGAAGAAGACCCTCCAATAGAAGTTGCTTTTATAAATAGGGATGGAGAAGAATTAGAATTTGAATTTCCTACTGGTGGTGGTGATGGAATTCAAGCAATTTGGAAACCGAATGAATTGCCTATTTTGTCAGTTATAAGAAATTGGGTGAGCATAATAAGAACTCAAGGATTCGAACTTGGTGTATATTTTAAATATGATCCATCAGAAAAAACTGGTCCAAGATTAATCATACATGAGGATGATCAATGTCTGCCAGATGAAAATTGCGACTGCAAGAGTGTCGAAAAAACTTATATAGTAAATGGTGGGAATTGCAGTCCAGTTATTGAATTTAATCCAGAAATAGAATGGATTCTTGATGCTGGTGGTTTTGGTGGTGTTTCTGGTGGCGGCACTTCTAGCCAAATGGCTAAAAATAAAGAAGATCCCAATTTAAGTCCAATTGAAGCTTCTGGTTCTGGTAATGCTCAATCAATACCTAGCGAATACGATTACTCTGTTCCTCAAGAAAGCAGAGTTATTCTTTTAGAAAAATCAACTGCTGCTCACACTACAGCAAATAAACCTTTCGATCAAGCTAGAAGCATAAAGGGAGAACTAAGCATAATTGGAAATGCTAAAGATTTTTATTATTTGACCGAAACTATTGGAAGATTTGTTTCTATTGTAGTTATAAGTCCATTTTCAATAGGTGATAAAGATTCTCCAAATTGTGATACTTGGCTTGCAGATCCACCAATAAATAAAATTTTATCAAATAAGAAATGGATGATCATGGGCGTAGATCATCAGATTGAAGCTGGTAAGTTTATAACTAAGTTGTCTGTAAGTTTACCAGTTCCAAATGCAGAACTTAGTGCTGATGATCCTATTGGTGGCGATGGATCTGAAGGTCCTTTCATGGACAATACTGGAGATGGTACTTTTGTAGGCGAAACAGATTAAAAATAAATGGAAAAATAATATGAGTTTAAATGAAAAAATTGCTACGCTCGAAAGAAGAATTGAAAGTTTGCAGCTTCAACTTGGAGATGTTGATTATTCAACAAAAGCAATTTCTAGGTCTGATCAACAAAATAAAGCTCCAGATACTAAAGATACTTTCTTTGGTGTTATGGTTGGTTTGGTAATTGAAACAATCGACATATGGAAGCAAAATAGAATTAAATTTTTTCATCCAAAACTACACCGTGCCAATGTTTTGATAAAAGAGCTTCCTTGGGCTAATCCAATTTCAGCCATGGGAGGATTTGATGATTCTGGTTTAAGTTGGGTTCCACCTGCAGGATCATCAGTTGCTTTAATTTTCGAAAGTGGTAATCGATCTTCGGCATATTATATTGGAACTGTATGGTCTAGAAATCGTGGTCCAGACGGAGGTCACAATTGGGGTGTTAATCAACTCATGGATGAATATAACAAGATTCATGAAGGTCATAGAAAAGGATATCTTGTTGGTCCAAATGATGGGTCGCAAGTTTTGCCTCCTTGGAATACAGAGTCTTACAATGGTTTTGATTTAACATCTATTCTTGATTTTGCTGATAAACCAGAAGTTCAAAAACTTATAACATATCCAAACATTTATGGATTTAAAACTCCAGAAAAGCATATGCTTAAAATGGTTGATGGAGATCCTAAGTGTAATCGAAGATGGAAAAGAATAGAATTAATGTCAAGTACTGGTAATTGGATTATGATGAAAGATGACCATCTTCATTATGCTGGTCAATGGGCGCATCCAGATTGTAGAGTTACATATCCAAATACCAAAGAAATAGTTCCAGATGATGATGTGAGTTGCCTTGCTGGTGTTCCAGAAAAGCCATATCCAGATTTGGCAAGATCAATTGGTATTGATAAAGGAATCTCAGCAACTGACACTTCTGGAGATAATGTAAATGCAGAAAGTTACACCGATTTGAGTCAAGTCGGCAAAGATTTAGCAAAGCAAGAACAAAATTCAAAAAATATTCTACCAATAATAGAAAATACTTCAGAAATTCCCATATGTGGACAATTAATTCCAAGATTCAAATCAAACGCAAGAACTGGTCATCCAAAATCAACACATTACAAAGATCAGATTGGTCAAAATCCTTATTTTAAACACGAAAATGAATGTCGCCCATATAAAGGACCAGAAACTCCACAAAACAACACATGTGATCTTCCTCAAACTGGCATTCAATTAATGTCCGTTTCTGGTCACACATTTGTAATGGATGATTCTGTTCGTCACCCCGAAGGAATTCCAGATTGGGAAAGAAGTACCAAGCCATTTAATTTTGGTTCTGGTGATGTTTATGAAGGCAGAACTTACATGAAATCTGCCACTGGTCATATGATTGAAATGAGTGACTTAGAAAAAGAAAGTAATATAAGAAGCGAATGGAATGGAATTAAACTTCTTACTGCTCATGGCAATAAAATTGAGCTTAACGATCATGAAAAACAAAAATGCATAGCTGGAAAACATCATGGCATAAGTATGCAAACATCAAGCAAACATCAATTTGAAATGATTGATGAGGAACTTGACTATTGTTATGAATCGAGAAAAAGTCTTTCTCCAGAAAAACAAAATGAAGAACAAAATCCAGTTGGTCATGGAGGAGATCCACAGCCATTATCGAAAAAAGCATATGTAAAAATTAGAAGTGGATATGGTCTTGAATTTTCCATGCGTGATGATTTTGATCAACAAAAAACCGATCAACAATATATTCAAATATATTGTCCTCATCATGACAATTGCCGTGGTCCTCACATTCACAAATATCAAGAAAAGAAAGATGGTCCCGGATATGTGTTTTTACGAGTTGCTGGAAATCATATAGTTGCCACAACTGATGATCACATCGAGGTGATTGGAGATATTGGTGGCTGCTCCAAACCTGCAAATAAGATTGAAATTATCAGTAAATTCAAACTTGTTTACACTAAAAATTACTATGTAAATATGACAGATAAATCGCACATATTCTTTGCAAAAGAATTTATAGCTTTATTAGCTGGAACTGCTGGAGAAGAAGATTCTCCAAAAATTGGAATGATTCTCATGTATGATCCTTCTACTGGTGCAATTAGGGCAAGTTCAAAAATTATTGGTAGTTTAGGAGATAAAGATCCTTGTATGAGCATATTTAGTATGTTGCCTTTTGCTAAAAATAAATGTGACGGAAATCTTGACGAACAAGGCATTAACTCATGATTAATATAAAAAGTTTTAAAGGTGTTCCATATCCAATTACAAAAAATCCAAAAGGATTTTTTTATATTCAACATGGTGTAGATCAAATTAAATCAGATTTGATTGTTCTATTGTTAACAAATCCAAGAGAGAGAGTTATGTTGTCTAATTATGGAACTCCATTAAGACAGTTGTTTTTTAATCCTAATGATCCAGTAACTGTGCGTGAAGCACGAGATATGATTGCGTTATCTATAAGAACTTGGGAACCAAGAGTGGCAATAGAAAACATATATATTCAAAGTGGTTTAGACAAAGATAGTGCGAATCCATTAGATGATAATCCTACAAATGAAAATGTTTTACTTATAAGAATCACATTTTTTGATAGGTTGGAAATTACGAAAATACAAGAATTAAAATTAGAAATACCATTGGGGGCATAGGATGACAAATAATTGTCCATTTAATATTGAGCCTTACGCAACTTCTGAAGTAATCGGCAAGCCTAATGTGTTTAATTTGAATTATACCAATCAAGATTTTTGGTCTATGAAAACAAGATTGATTGAATTCACACAGCAGCGGTTTTCGAATGAGTTTACAGATTTTGTAGAATCATCTTTGGCAATTATGCTTATTGAAAATTGGGCATTTATAGCAGATACGCTTTCATTTAAGTTAGATCAGATTGCAAATGAAATTTTCATTGATACTGTTTCTGAAATTGACAATGCTTTTAGGCTTTGTAAATTAGTTGGTTACAATCCACAACCACCAGTAGCAGCTAAAAGTTATTGGACAGCATCATTAAATAACCCAATCACGACAGATGTTAGAATACCAACTCCAATTTCATTTGAAGTTAATGGCGGAGGAACTTCAGTAAACATAGAATTATTTTCAGCGGACTCAGATGGAAATCCTATTTTTGATGAAGACATTATAATTTCAGCAAATAGTGTGGTAAATGCTAGTATTATTGGATTGCAAGGAAAAACAATATTTGAAGAAATTTCAAGTAATGGATCTAGAAATCAAACAATTCAATCTAGAAAAAAATCAGTTATATATGATTCCATGCAAGTTTTTGTGGACGGAGTAATGTGGAATAAAGTAGATTATTTCACTGAATCTCAACCATTCAGAGAATATAGAGTTGAATTTAATTCTGATTTTGCAGTATATTTCATTTTTGGAAATGGAGTTGCTGGTATGGTTCCATCGAAAGGATCTAAGATCAGCATCTATTATAGGACTGGCGGTGGAACTATTGGAAATCTTGTAACAAATGCAACACAAAGTTCTGTATTGGTTAATGTTCCCGGATTAAATTATCCAATAGGTGTATTTTTGAATAATTACACCAAAGCACAATATGGATATGACGGAGATACGATTGAAGACATTCGAAGAAAATTGCCAATGTATCTTCGAACTCAAGACA